TTTTCTCGCCCCTTTTCTGAGGAAGCGTTGTGTCTGCTCACCTACTTTGTAGCTGAATGCACTTCTACCAAATTCAATTGACCTCATTGCGGGGCCGACTTCTGGATGGTTTTCATGCTTATTCTTAATAATGAAACCACCTTTTCCTCCTCCGAAATTAACAACTTTTGCTTCAAACTGATCGGCAATATGAAACCCGTACCGAGGGGCTGGCTTAGTCGATCCGTCTGCTACTGCGGGGAACTGTCTGTTTTTCTGAGAACGGGTTGTTCGTGGATACCGATCCTTAACTATCTTTAGAACTATCTCCTGCATCCGTTCAGTTCGGAGGTTCTTCGCCATGCTTTTGTCGTGAGCGATAAGCTTAAGCCGTTGAACGGCTCTCTTTACACTTCCATCGAACTGCTTAGTAGCGGCTGTTACTTGTAAATTTGCTTTAGCCATTATGGTAGTGCTGTTCCGTCTTCGATGTTAGAATAAGCACTATCCCCGAAAGCATTGACAGCTTTAACACGGTAGAACTTTTTCTGTCCAGCAGTAACCGAAGCGTCAGGGTAAGTAACTGTGTTAGCAGCAAGAAGGGTCGCTAAGTCTGCCCATCCAGTTGTTCCATCGTCACTACGCTGCACTGTGTAGGTTGCTTCGTCAGTGGCATTGTCTGTCCAATTCAAGTCAATCTGTGTCTGACTTACCCCCGTAGCATACAACCCAGTCGGGTCGGCAGGTGGTGTTCCTGGCTGTGGATTGGTAATAATAAATTCATCGCTAAACGAATAACGCCCATGTGCGTCTTTAGCCGCAATCACAAGAAAGGAAGTAGAAGGGTTCACAAGGTCAATAAGTTTAACCGCTCTCTGTCGAACGTCTATTAACTCTGTCACAATCTCAGTGTCATCACTTACTCCCGCAATACCTGAAGTAGAGTCTCTGTTCCACGCTTGCACAATCCCCACAGTCGGGGAAGTGAGAACCATAAAGGATCGCAAGTGCTCGTTAAAGCTAAAGTCCCACTGCACAATAACCTCATCGGCTATTACAGGGTTCACCAGAACTACAGGCTTCGGTAACAAGTTGAATGTGGTTTGCTGAACCGCGTTGTCTATAAAATCGCTTTGTCTATACAGTGTTCCCACTTGTAGACCTGGAGCCGAGATATTCTCTTCGATCCCCAGTTTCTTCTTCTGGTTGTCAAACTCTTTGCGAAGGGATTCACAAAGTTTAAGATTCTTTTCAAACGGCCCATCCCTGTCGTGACCGTAACCAGATCGGTCAGATCGGAGGTTCCCTGCATTAACATGCTTGTTTGCTCTCGCAAAACATACTCTTATTTGCGCCAGAGTAAGGAGGGAGTGCTCAAGCTCTGGAGTAACGGCTGATAATGACCCAATTGACGGATCAAGCTCATTGAGGGCATCAAGCAACCATTGGCCTAAATTACCATCAAAGCCCTCGCTCGTTTGTATTTGAGCGAGGGCTATTAGGCGGGCTTGAAACTCCAGTGAAGTAGGCACTTTAGTCCAGTAGGATTGAAGCTGCTTTGGTGTCTGCAAGGACTACCGCTACATTCTTAGGAACCATATAGCGTTCATCTTTAAGCATTGCGGGAACGCCTAAGGCTGAACGCCCGTTCCAGTGACCGATACGTGGTGGAGGGTCGAGCCTCCTGTGTACCATGATTGGAACCATTATTTCCCTTGGTGCGGCAGGAGCAGCTACAGGAGCAGCTACAGGAGCGGCTACAGGGGCAGGAGCAGCTACAGGAGCCACTACGGGCTCAGGAACAGGCTCAGCCACAGGAGTGGGCTCTGGTGCTGACGTAACAGGTTCAGGGATTACTTCCTCTACGGGAGCTTTCTCAGAAGCTTCTTCCACGATAGGGTCGTCCTCTATTTCCTTAACCTCTGCACTTTCGGTGTCTTCTTTTTTTGGCTTTTTCATTTTCAGTTTTTATTTAGTGTTTTTACGTAACCGATTATCCGTTTACAATGGAAACCTGAGTGATGGCAATATAGCCAGAGATACCCACATCGGAACCGCCACTGTTAGTAGCAATACCGACTTCGAGAAGGTCGCCGTTAACTGCTGCTGTAACCGCGAGATCATTAGTAGGTGCTGCGCTAAGATCGTCCGTGACGGCTGATTCAGCGTTAATGACAAGAGTGCCATCAGGGTTGCCCCCAGTGATCTCCTGTCGAGTAATACTTTCTCCAGTGTCAACGTCATTCTTAGCATAAACAAGCTGTGCTACAAAAGCACTGCCGCGTGGAATCTTAACATTAGCCAGTTGGACTGCTGCTGCCGTGTCTGCGTGTAAACGGCTAAAACTGATCCGTTGTTCTGCAAACTCGGCTGCATCACCTACTGGTAACTGCTGATTTTGATTTGGTGTTGTCATACTCTTTAAATTTAGTGTTAAAGATTTAAGTGATAACCGTCAGAGGGGGCGAGGTGAAGAGCTACCTCACCCCCTCATCAAGTAATCGCGTTGGATTAGGCAGTTTCAGATATAACCGAGTGCGCGTCTTCGATTCTACCTGCGCCCCAAATACCGTAGTAAGCGAGCTTATGTGTGCGTCCGAAGTCTTCGACTCCGTTATCACGCATTTCTACAGGAAGAGACTCAGCGAGGCCGATTGCGTAGTCACCAACAGTCACCGAGCGGTAAACGTCAGTGTTTGCATTCGCAGCAACAACTGTGTTTACACCCGTATCAACGTTATCCGCAAAGATGTCCTGTGTTGTAACAGGAATCAAGTGGATGTTAGTTGTTTCGATGAAGCGCATGTCCTCGATACGTCCGATTTCACCACTCTTGATATTCTCAACAGTAGAGTAAAGGTTCGCATTCACCCAAGCGGTATCACGCCGTAGTGACTTGGACTGGTGAGGATGGACAAATGTAACATAAGCGTCCAAGTCAAACTTAGGTGCTTTGTTAGTAGCCAAGAACTCAACAATTTCACGAATGAGATCCACATCAAACGTATCAGTAGCAACCAAACCAGCGCGTGAAGCACGATTTTTTGCATACAGAACATTTGGCCCACTCATCAGAGCGTCACGGATAAGGCCGTCACGATTAGTCGCATAATGCTGACCAAGGATAATAGCTGCATCACGCAGGACATCTGTGATTGAAGAGCGGAGCAGGAACTCGGACATACCAACACCCTTACCGTGTTCATTAACGGTGATGTCGATAACACTGGTAGTCAGCGTGTCCGTGTCGATTGCGACTTTTTCATCCAAGAGGGACGTTCCGCCAAGAGAAGCATACTTAAGCATGGTAATCTTGTTTCCAGGCATCTTGCCCAGTTCCGTACGCCTCTGAACGATTGATTCAAAGCGAAGCTTCGGCTGTGCGTTGAACAGGATCTCCTGAGAGAACACATCCAAGACAACGTTGGCGAGGTTAATGTGAGGTGCGGCTGTGGAGCCAGCGACATTGATATTTTGTGGCATGATGTTTTAGTTTTGAGTATTAAGGTTTACGTAGCCGCATACTTCTGAGTCGTTGCGGCCATAATTTCTGATCTTTGTTTTCTGTACTGTTCAGGCGTTAAGTTTTTAACCTGTTGCAGAATTTCGGGTTCTGCGCCCGTACCCCTTGGGGGAGTATCCCCTCCTGGAACTGGAGGCGGGTTGTTTGAGCCATCATTGCCGTTATTAGAATTGCTGTCGCCCACACTTTTTGCGATTACTTCAAACTCGGCTTTCGCCCGTTCTACTGAAGCATCAATTTCTTCTTTGCTAGAACCAGAGACAAGAGCCTTAACGATTCTGTCTCCTGCTGCTGCAATGGCTTTTTCCTTGTATCGCTCTAATTCGAGCTTGGAGTTATCCGCCTGTAGCTGTTCTATCTTCGAGTCATTACTAGACCTTAAATCGGAAAGTTGCTTGTCGAAAGCGGCTTTCTGTTTCCCTGTGACTTCTTCGATAAGTTTTGACATATCTACTTTTCCATCACTTTTCTGTGAAGCTTTAACCGCTTCCAAGGAGTCGGATACTTCCTGAATCTTACCGTCTTTTTCTGTTACTGTGTTTGTCAGGGTTTCCTTCTCCGTTACTAGGCTAGTAATTTGCTTCTTCAGCTCCTCAAGTTCAGAGTAAACTTTTGTTCGTTCCTCGTCACGGACTTTTTGCAAAGCCGCTTTGTGGTCAGTGTCGTTAATCAAACCATTGGTAAGACTGCTCCACTGAGCTACGATTTTAGTTGCTTCCTCTTCTGAGAATCCGAGAGCTATTAGTTGTTCCTTTGTCATTTGTCGTGATATTTTGAGTTTTGTTTAATGTTAAACGTGATTGATAAAATGGCGAACGCCTATTAAGGCATTGAACGCTTTTCCGTTATGGAAGGGCGATTCAACTTCTCATCGAAGTGAGTAAGCTTTTGTGGCCCGTTAATTGGGTGATCGAAAGATCCCCGCATCTGAGCAGTCTGCTCTTTATGCTCTGGAACATCCTCGCCCTTGCCGCCATCTTGCTTCATACCTGCTGAAGCGTTAAAGCTTGAAGACTGAGTGCTGTTACGAGCCATGTTAATCTGTTTTGTATTTAGTGACATAACTTTGTTTGTTAATGATTGTTTTACTTATGAGTGGTTTTTTCCTGTTTGGCAAGAAAATTATTCCATTGACTTAACCGCCTTCTCTTCTTCCTTAAGGCTTTTAGCTGCAATGTCCTCAAATTCCTGCGTTAAAGCTATGGAGCCGAGGAACGGGAAAGTTAAGTTTGGCGTGACTAATTCAAGGGCTTTCTGCTTCTCAGCCTCCATTGCGACCTTCATTCTCTGGTCAGCCATGATCTCAAGCTTAAGCTGGTCTTCATCAACTACCTTGGCGAGTCTGCGGATTCCCTCATTCTGGCTCCAGATACCTTCTTGGATTTTCTTGATGCCTTGATCAAGCTCCACTTGCTCATCCTTCGGCAATGGGCTACTGAACTGCGTAGTCGTTGTCATCAACTCTTCCTCGTTATCCGCAAGAACACCAATGTTTGTTCCAATAATGTCTCGCTCAATCTTTAGCACTAAACGATTAACCGCCTGAAACCCTTCGTCATACTGAGGTCTGCGTTTCTTGGTCTTTTCAATCAACGGCTGGAACATCATCTGCATCGTCAACCCTGAAGTGTTGGACACTGCTACTTCATGCGAATCATACGCAAGCTTCGGCACTTCACCCGTCTTCATTATCAACCCCTCAAGCATCTCAAGGTATTGATACGTAGCCTTCAAGTCATCGCCCAACACAAGATTCTCAACTCGCGCATCAATCGGTAGTCCCGACCATACTTTGTTGGCTCCTTTTTCGAGTCGTGACGCTTTTGCTCCGTAGATTAAAGTCGTTGGCTCTGAGTGATAGTTAATAGAACGCCTGATTGAATTGGCTACACTATTATACTCCTCATTCAGTTCAATGATGGATTCTATGTCAGACATCCCAAACGCGGAATAGCTCAATACAAAGTTAGGCACATGTACTACAGGGATCTCTCCGAGTTTGTTTGGGAAGCGTCCCTGTGACTTACCATTCTCCCAAACTTCAAACTCTTCGGGATCAATGTAAATTGACATCACAATTTTCTGCTGTCCGTGATACGCAACCTGCTGAATCAAACATCCGATCATTACTCCAGGTTCAACAGGGCTCCATACAGGAAATACATTGGAGGGGTTCAACGCTTGTATTCTAGCTTTCCACTCTTTTCGTGGAAGTTCTCTGTTGCGGAAATCTCTGTCTGTAACCGTGACATAGAAAAAAGCATCACCCGTCACTGCTCCGTACTGAGCGGCTTGCGTGGTTAGTGAAATACGCTTGTTTCGTTTCCACACAGCATTAAGCAAATCGGCTACACTCTCGTTACCCGCAGGGGCTTTGACTTCCCAACCCTGTGCCACGAACCACTGAACACTTTTGTCAGTAATCGTTTTGCAGAAGTTGAACACAGACTTACGCTCACCATCATACCAAGGATTAATCCAATGCTTACCATCGTAGAAGTCCCAGTGTCTTCGATAGCGGTTGAGTCTTTGGATCGCCCGATCTCGAAAATCTTGATCGAACATGGTTCCTGCTATATCAAACGGTGCGACTCCTATCATCGCATCGGATAAATCTCCTATGTCAGTAGGGTTCTTTGAACCGACCATATACTTATCGGTTCTGCCTGAGAAGTCTGATCTTCCTTGGGCGGCTATCAGTGTTAATTGGTCGGTTAAGCTCATCGGAGTAAGAAGTTATTATCAGATACCGAAATCTCGTTTGAGTCGGCTAAAGTGTTTGCTCCCCAAGCAGCCATCATCACAGCATCAGAGTAGTCATCGTGTGCATCCTTCTCATCTGGATGAGATACCTGCATGACTCCCTGCTTGTATGTTTTCTTTAGTGCTAACATTTGCTGTACAAACTTCCTGTATCTTAATCGTTTCGTTACAGCAGGACTAGCAGGAAAAGTGATGCGGTGTCCACAAAAATCAGCATACAGGCTTTTATACCCATCTGATTTGACTCTTGGTTGAAAGTTAAACGGCTCTACTTCTATATCATAATCCTCTGAAAGCATCACATCGAGCCTGTCGTAGATAGGTGCTCCACAAGTGTTTGAGTCAGTTACCACTTTCTTTAGGTTCGGAAATTCTCTCAGGAAAGCGAAGATTTCCCAAAACTGGTGCTCGTAGTTATCTCCCTTCCACTCTTGGAAGTAGATAATGTGCTTTTTGTAGAAAGTAGCGTCATGCTCTCCGTCCATACGGAAGAAGGTTCCTGACAATTCTGGATTCATCCAATCAACTGCAATCAAGCATACAACAGTGGAGTCGTGCGACTTACCCCAGTCAATCCCCGCAACTACAGAGTAGTGGTTGAGGTTTCGTGGAAGCCCGTTGTCTTGAAACTCTGACCATATACCTCCAACTTGAGCAACTTTAGGGTTAAACATTTGTTCGTGAGTGAGGAACATACCACGTTCAAAGATCCACTCACAGTTGTAGGACATTCTAAACTCATCGGAATCAACTCCGAGTCGCATAGCTTCCTGTTCGATGTAAGCCTTATAAAGTGAATTGTATCGAGTGCATACTGTGTGAGGGAAAAAGAAGTTGTTACGCACTCCTGT